TGACAATTGCACAGGCCGTCTAAGGGAGTTCCAATGTCGTTCGATCAGGGCGCCACGGGCTGCATTATTCATTCCCTTGACTATCAGTCTGCCCTCCGGAAACCACGAGTCGTGCGGCATCCCCCGAAGCGTATACAAGTCGTGTTCAAATGCCTTGAGGTAGTTGCCAAGCTCCACGTTATACCTAGCGCCACGCATCTGGATCATTCTGGGATCTTTCCTAGGATCAGTGAGCTTCTCAAGCTTAACAAAAGCTTGGATACCCGAGTCCTTAGGTCCGATCGGTCGATTCTCCAGGGATTCAATGGCGCGTAGATACCGAGCTCGCTTCAACCCAGTGTAGTGCTTTCCCCACACGTCGAAGCTGACCTTAGAACGAGGTCCCAATCGACTTGCAAGCGAGGCAATCACCCACCGCAGCTCACCAATCGCTTTCGGATCCGGGGCCGGCCATTTACAGGCGACCCGGTTCACCGCAGCCAGATACTGGTTATGCTGACAATCATTCTGAACAAAGTACTCATCGCAAACGGGCATCGCACACAACTGCGTGTACTCACTCTCACGGTCACAGTCCGCCCTATAGGAAACCTTCCCGACCACAGCTTCAGGGTCGATGGGTTTAGGGACGATCATGCCGCGCACACACACACAGGGACGGCGGAGTTCCTACGACCTGAGCCCAGGGGCTCGGTCGCGCAGCCGACGGTACCGGTCCACTCCCTCCCGGACGGCCCCCGTCGTGCCGAACCGGAGAAGCTTGATCTCCGAGTCCGGCACACACCAGTAGACGGCTGTCGCCATCTGCTTCAGGCACAGTTGTACCTCCGGTGTGTACTGCTTCTCCTTCCACTCGGCCGAGAGCACTTTGTAGCACTCTGCCAGGCCCTCCTTGGTACGGTCCTTCCCGAACGCCATCAAATTGACGGCGACGGTGACCTCCGAGCTGGCCGCCACAGCGACCGTCTCGTCAGTCCAGGCACTGGGGTGTGCCTGCCGGATCTCTACGACCCGGTCGTCCTGGTTTCGGCTGTCCAGCCACTCCGACGCCTTGGCGAGTGCCTCCTCAGCGTTCTCACGCTGCCAGGCTCCGTACTCTCCAAGCGCCACGAGCGAAACACCCACCACCGCGGCACCCGCGACAACCTTCCAGCCTGGCAGGTTGTCGTA